TCTATCCTTGACTTCCTTTATATGATGAACGTTCTCTACTCTATGATACTTACCTAGTCTTCTACACTCTTGGCATTCATAGTGATCTCGTTTCATCGCTTTCTCTCTAAGCCTGCGCCATTTAGGAGACTGATAGAACTTAACCAAACGATCTTCTCTTATCAACTGTAATAACCATCTATAGAATTCCTCGGTCATGTCCCATCTCCTTTCGCAATCTTATTTAATACTTAGCTATTCTTTTGCCATACAATGGAATAACTTCATTGCTTTCCTTCCGTTTATATGTATCGCTCTTTATTGGTCTTCTATACTCATATACTTTTTCGCCATTACCTTTATGAACAGTGATTACTTCATACTTCTGTTCTAAGTATTGTGGTCTATACATTGTTGTTTCCTCCTTTGTGCAAAAATAAAAAGACCACTCAAAGAGTGATCTAATATGTAATAGTAACTTGCACGATGCACAAAACGCGTACGAAATTGCGCACCCCTATATTTTTAAACCGCCGATGCCTCGGTTGCTTAAAGTCGCTGGAGTGGGATTGCACCACTCACGAGAACTTACCAGGCTCTCACGAGGCTACTCGCCATTTACCGCTGCGTCTTCTACTTCCGCCACAGTGACCGAAGCTTGGTGGTGTACAGATAGCACACTTACTACATTGCCGTACGTAGCACCGTATAGCTTCTTAACGATCTTTTTTCGGTAGTCGTAACCGTCATAGGCATTTAATGTCGCTGGCAAGGAATCGAACCTTGCATGGTTGCCGAAGCATTGACCTAGCACACATGCTTAGCGTCTACCCTTTCCGCCACAGCGACAAATTGATATTGTGAAATTTTATACATAGCTTATAATTTTAATTATCAGCGAGTGGTCCGCTGAAATAAATTATAGGTGGTGAAAAATTTGTACTTTGTTATAAGAGAAGCAACTAATGGCCAATATTACTTCGTTATTAAGTCCAATAACAATGAAGTAGTAGCAACTAGCGAAACATACTTGACTAAATATTCCGCTGAACAAACCATTAATTCTATAAAAAACGGAATCACCAAAGACTCTCAAGTTATCGATATGACTAAATAAGACGACTAACTTCATTTGCTAGGGAGTTCATTTCAGCTGCTTTTTCTACCAAAGCAGTTGAGATACTTTCTAGCTTTTCTGATTTAACAGAATTAAATACTGGCGTCTTGATACTAATCGATACATCTTGACGAGAATCAGGACTCGTTGCTCTATTTTTTTGCACCACTGATCTGTACTTTTCTACTGAATGATACTCAATTACTTGTTCCAAATGTTTTTTGTACTCTTTACATACAGCTTCTTTTTGGATCAATTCTAAACGTTGTTGCTCAATAATATCAATCAACCGTTCCCGATCCATACCTTGATACTTTATTTGTTCGACTTCCATTCATTTCCCCTCCAATACATAAATTAATTAGCTAATTGTTGCTCATTGATCTGGAGAGCTATTTCTTCTTCTATAAGCTCAACGATCTTCCTTTTTGTCGAATTTAATTCGAACTTATGATCCATTAAAGTAAGCTTTATGTTCTTAATCTTTTCACCTTCGAATTCTTTGATAATATCTTCGATTCTTTGGTTTACTAAAATTGTTAGTTGATCAATTTTTTCGGAAGCGATCTTCATTTTATATACCCTCCAATACATAAATTAATAGACAGCAACGGATGATAGATAATAAGAACAATTTAGAAGGAGTTGAAATTCACATCCTTATTCTTAATATTTCCGCTGCTGCCTATCGAAGCTTAATTAAACGATGAGGGAGATTTCCTCCCTTACATTTTATTTTGTCGATCCTGTTTCCTAATCTTTCGACACTATCATAATACAACGTTGAATAGGTAAGTGATTGGTATAAAAAAGGTATAAAATGGAAACCAAATTGGTAATAAAAGGGTATAAAAAGTGTAAAAACTGGCTACTTGAAAGCAACCAGTTCTAACGATGAAGCAAATTGGATGATAATTCTGTTTGATTCTACTTTAACCGATTCTTCGCTAGTATTATTCCTTTGAGCAGTTACATAAATGGGCAGACCATTGATATAACGATCATAGAATATCTTCTTGCGCCTTTCAGTCACATCAGGCTTATGCGGATGCTGTATCGCTGAATAGCCTCGAACAAACAATTTATGCAGATACTCAAATTCTTCCTGTGCTTCTTCTTTATCGATCAGCATTCTTTCTGCTTCAAATATATGATCAGCTGTAGAAGGTGGAACCAAGGAATAAGATGCTGTCACTTTTGGTTCTCGAGGTTGCCCTACTCTACATCTAGCTGATAGATATGCTGAAAGAAACACAGCGACATTATGTTTTGTGCGTTCCATATCAACATCTTTCGCGCTTGGTGTCTCATATTTCTTTACATCGAAAAGTACCATCCTCTGATTCCCCCAATTATGATATAATACTTATGTCGGAAATATTATTCATAGTCGGAGGAATCCGACTTTTTTTATTTTGTACGTGAAATGAGTTCTCCTGATTTATACGCCTCAGCAAATTCAACCAAAGCTACTGCCTTCATTCTGTCTTTTTCTCTATCCCACGCTCTAAACTTCGGTATCATTCGCTGTCCTCCTCGTATTTTTCAATCAATTCCATTACTTTTTTCACTATTTCAAACTCAACCGCTTTTGATTCTTCGAAATCATGAACAATTTCTGGAAACAGTACATCATCAACTACCCACAAAATAATCTGGCGCTTTCCACCAAAATTTATGATTAGATGGTCCGATTCCACAGATAGTGTTGCTCCTGATTCGATATCATATAAATCCATGCTGAATTGAACGAGTTTTTTTATCATTTGCTGTCCTCCTCAAATACTCTTCTAATATTTCTTTATACTTCTCTACAAATTTGAAACGATCTTGATGAAGTTTCTTGCTCCAATTTGTTTGCCGATCCAGCTCACGCATCTGATCGAACCCTTTTTGAATTTCGTTGTAATAAAATTCAATGTTTGCTGCTGCTTTCCAATGCCTGCTACTTCGCACTCCTGCTCCTGTTTCAGCCATTTCTAACTTAACTAATTCAGCTCGTTCTTTTGATTTTTTGTCTTTCTGAATCTTCATCATGATTTTCTTGAGGATGATGTCACTGTATTGTGTAATGAGATCCATTATCTCTCCTCCACATACCTAAACTGTCGTCCTTTTGAATCAATCCATAAGCTCCTAGCTCTATCCCAGATAATGTTTTTGCTTAATCCAGTAATTTCAGATAACTGTTCAGCTGTACCTGTTACTAGAATTCGATCACCATGCCAGATTGCAATTTTTCTCGGCGTTTTCCGTTTAGGCTTTTCAGTCCACATTGATTTACCGAGCTTTTGGACTTCTGCAACTATTTCTTTGTCTTCCTGCCAAGATTCTGACTTGGTTAATTCAGCAATTCGTTTCATTGTCGCTTTCTTATCCACGCTCATTCCTCCAATCTACGAATTTCCCTTCTTAAGTTCTCTATGTGCAAATCGATTGCCTTTCTCGCCGTTTCATTGACCATCACTGCCTTTGTTCGTTCTAGATCGTCAATTTCACGCTGAATGTTTCGAATACGCATTTGAATCACTTCTTCTGTTGTCATGATGGACCACCTCGTTAAAAACGCTCTTCCTTGAACGTATTCCGATATTTTTTAGCTAATATCAACGGCGCTTGATATTGATGACAGAACAACTTTGCCTTGATCTTAAAGTCTTTTGTCTGCATTCCTTTGACATCTACGACTTTGACAAGTTTGCCGTTTTTATAAAATGTGAAGTCGGGAATATACTCGATCTTGCGATACTTCTTTCCGTCTAGTTCAAATTTCGGCATCAGCTCAAATCTTTCCTGAAGTTTTACTTTCCAGCCATTTGCTTCAGCTTGCCACAAGGCTAGATCGTAATACTCTGCTTCTGCGATAGAATCAAACTTGATACCTCGATGAACAGTTTTTTTATTACGGTATTTATTCATGCGATACTACCTTTCACTGGTTTTATGCGCTTGTCTGCTGTTTGTTGGAATTTCAGCGCATAACCTTCTGAATTCTTAAATATCCTAGAAACAATTCTTTCACCGTAGGCTTCTCTTAGTTCAGGACCAGATAAGTTTGTTGTGATGATCGTTGCCTTGTTCTGTCTGGCTTCTAAGAGCGTGTTTAACGTGTTGTTTGTAAACTGCCTACTATTTGATACCCCACTACCTAATTCAGCTCCAATATCGTCAAAAACCACCAAATCAGTTGTTTTAATATCGGCTATAAGCGATCCTTCAATTTCTTTTCTCAGTTCAGTATTGTTATAAGAAAACTTTATTTGCTCTAATAATTCTTGATAGCTTATAAAAAGTATTTTCTTGTCATAATTTGAGCGCTCAAGTATTTCCCAAGCTGTGGCCATTGATAAGTGGCTTTTTCCGCTTCCTGATTTCCCTGATAGAATGAAATGTGCAGGATGGTTCAGCAGAACCTCATTCGTATAGCTTTTTGCTTTTTCTAAAGCGATTTTTGTTTCTTGATCCACTACGTGATAATTTTCCATTTTGCATTTAAACAAAGTTTTATCTGTTAATACCGAACCATTTTGAAAAAAACTCAACGCTCGTGCTTTTAAGCTATCGTTATATATCCGTTCGGTCTGTATATCCTCTTTCACACGTAACGCTTTATAACCACAACTCATGCATGTTGGTTTACAACGTTCTGAACCATCCTTATTTTTAGCTCGCCAACTATACAAAGGTTCGCTACATTCTGGACATTTTCCGCTTTGCACTAATACTCTTCTTATTAGTTTCTCCATAGCATTTGCTAGGCTTTCCATGTGATGCATCTCCTTTTTAAATTGGCAAGTCGTCATATTCACTAGGATTGCTGTACTGTAGTTTTTGACTTTGCTTTTTATGATTCTTCTTGTCTGCTTTGATTTCGAATTTGAGCTTCTCAAATTTTTCTCTCAATTTCTTAGCACTTCTAATATTTCCAAACCAAAATTCATTTGTAGGTAGCCAATTGATCACATACTCAATCGCTTCTATAGATGCTTTATCTCTTTCTTCCATCAACCTGATTGTGTCTGCCCATTTTTCGATATCTACTTTGTTCATTTCTTTTGGAAAATCTTCAGTTAAATTACTTTGCAACTTTTTAGCAAGGCGTAAGTGTTCGTCAGAATACTTACCTTTCTTTTCTTCTTTATCTATATCTTTATCTTCTTCTATATCTTTATCTGTACCGTCACGTGACGTCACGCTAACGTCATTTTCCAATTTGAGACGTTCCTGTCTCTTTCTTTCCCTGTATTTACGGTTTCTTTCAGCATTTTTTAGCCTTACTTTATCCATACCCTCGATATTTTGATGTTTTTCCCAATTACTGATGGCAATTAGTCCATCACTGCTTAGATCAATCATGTTGAAATTTGCCAATGTAGTTAGCGCTAAGCGAACCGTATTTACGTTTTTGCCAAACAATGTAGCAAGCATTTCTTCGGTATAAGGCATGTTCCTCTGGATATATATCAGACCATCGTCGTTAGTCTTTCCTGCTAAAACTAGTAATCGAATCCATATAACGATGATGGCATCCGACTCAGGAACAGCTTGGATTAATCGTATTTTTTCATCGTCAAACATAGTAGTTTTAAGTTTGATCCAACTTATCTCAGCCAAATTTATCCTCCTATCCTTAACTTTTTAATTGTTTCCTGGTTTAACTTGATCCCTTTGATTTGATATTTATTTTTGAAATTGATCACACCTATTTTGTGTTTCTCTGTGTGATGGATTCTGCAGAGTGCTGCAAATGTGTACTCTGAATGATCAACTTCTTTGCGCTTTCGTCTTCCCAGCGCTTTGTCAAAGTGATCGATATCAGCTCCTGTTTTGCCACAGATGCAGCAGACTCTTTTTGTAATGCATTTGTAGAAGTAATACTCTTGATTCGCTGGTAAAATCTCATATCCTTCTTTGAAAGGAATATGATGTTCAAAGATGAAATCTAGGATGATATTCGCTAAGATATTGGCATCACTCACGGTTGTATTCGATTCGTCTTTGAGGCTTATTTCGCGCCCTGTGACACCTTCAAAACGGAAGTAGAAGAATTCCTTCCAGAAGTCCGTTGGCATGCCTGTATCGATGAAAATATCGCCTATGAGCGCATAGATGAAGTTTCTTTGCTGTACTGTGAACCGTCGTGGATCAATAAAGCGAATTTCAATGACTCGATCGCCATCATATCCGTCATACATCGTTTTCAGCCGTTCGATATTTACTTCTTCGTTGATTGTTGCACCAATGTCGTTACCTTTAAATTTCTTTAGTACCGCCGAGTATGAATCTATTAGTGGTTTAAACACTCATATCACTTCTCTTTTGTTTCTTCTCTGTACTGATCTTCAAGCCAATTAACGCCTCGTTTTAGAATGCCCAAGTCTCTCTTGGTCCATTTACTGTCATCAGCGGTTATGGAAGCTGCATCAGTCAATGCAACAATTGCTTCATCAATTGATTTTTCGTACTTGTTAGCAACCAGTTGTAAATTCGATTTGCCCCAATCAGGATCGGCCAAATATTGATCTAGAGTGGAAAGTTCATTTTCCATATGTTAAAATCTCCTTAGTTATGATTTTTTGAGTGACTCATTGCTTTGGTCGGCGGAGTCACTTTTTTATTTGTTGCCATGCTTTTTTCTTTTCGATATGTTGCTTGCTTAAAATAATAGAACGGCTATTTGCCCACCAATTATCAGCAATCACTTTACCGATTTTTAGCGCTTCTTCTCGTGCCATAGTTGCTCCTTTCTTTTGAGTCAAGCAGATTGATTAAAACCATCAATGCTGCGAACAAGCTTCCTCCGATAATACTTTGGTGCGCTACAATCACTAATAACCCCAAAATGAATCCTATAAAAAGTGTGTCTGTCTTCTTCATAATCTAATCTCCCTATTTTTTATTTCTAGCATTCTCAAATCCTCAAGTTCAGAAGCAATTAGTTCAGCTTGTCTATCTGATAGCTCATCGGATTTTCTAAGCGCTGCACGATCATCTTGTAATTGTTTTCTACGCTGTTTAATCAGACCTAGAATTTGATGTTCTTGTTGCAATGTGTAGGACATAAAATCATTCTCCTTTGCCTTTAGAACTCAAAGTTTTCTTTCAAAAATCTTTGGAGTTCCGATCGTTCAATTCTGATGTCTAACTTGCTCCACTGCTGTGTTTTTAAGCCTAGGCTTATCCAATGTGTTAATTTGTCATCACCAATGCCTAAAACTTTTTTTACCTCTGATTTGTTTGGATATGGAGGAAGCTCTACTGATTTGTTCATAAGGTGTAATCGTTCGTCCAATGAATTAAGAACAGCATTCGTAATCTGTGTAGTTAATTCGGAAACTACTAAATTATCTGGAATTGTTATTTGCATGTTATTTCTCCTTCTCTAACTCTGCTAGTGCTGCCTCAATTGGCTTGATTTGTTTATCTGGTTTTCTACGCCCATTCATAATGTCCGACATATATGGTCTAGAAATTCCGATAGTATCAGCTAACCAGTTCTGAGACTTTCCGTATTTTGCTAATTGAATTCTGACTTTCAAAATAAATTCTTGTGACATCGTCATTCCTCCTCTAATAAATCGATTTCTGGAATATATCCTTCTTTTTTCAGCGACTCATAAATGAACAGACGCCCTTTTTGAGTCCATTTTGTATTCATCACAACTTTTGTTCCGCCATCAGATTTCGGAATCTCAGTTGTATGAGATTTTGTGTAACCCTGTCTCATGTGTTTTTTGCATAATAACCATTGGTTGCCTACTTTTTTCTGAATACCTAGCTTATGAAGTAGTTTGTTCATCTGTTGTGGAGACATCCCATAATCAGCCGCGATTTGACTAATAGTTACTGAATCTGTAGAAGATAAGATACTATCCAAATACGAAATTTTGGGTTCGTATTCTGCAATTTTTTGTTCTGCGATTAGTCTTCCAGTACGTTCTTCTTTCAACTTAGTTGCTAATTGGATGATTGTATCTGGATTAAGCAAAGCTTCTTCTACTTTTTCTGGAGTTAGATAACCTCCATGTTTTCTAATTGCTGGCAACACTTCGCTAGTCACCCAACGTTTAAATTTCTTAGCATTTGGTTGTTTGCTTCCTAAAATTAAGGAGTACAAACCTGATTCGTTAATAATAGTTAACCCTCTAGGCGATTCAAAAGTACCGTTTTGGTAGTTTTGCCGATCTTCTACATCGACGTGTCTGTTAATATCTCTACTACCATTTTGGTACCCTAGAACTTTAGCCACATCTTTTCCAACAAAAAATGGTTCACCATGTATTGTTACTGTTCTTACTTCATGTTGTTCAAAGTTAAAAATTTGCGGTGTGTTCATTTTTGCTCATTCCTTTCTTTGATATAATTTTGAATAGAAAGCGAGGTGAAAATAGTATGGAAGAATTTAATATGGATGTCGACGCCTTATTCAAACAAACCGTATTCAAGACTGTTAATAAAGAATTCAAAATAGACTTCCAAAATGACGAATCTTTTCCAACAGAAATTGAATTATTCGAAGAACTTTCTCAGAGCGTTTCTGAGTCTTTTTCTCGTCAGTTGCAAAAGAATTTTTTTGATGCTCTTGTGGATGAATTTCATCAACAACAGCACTAAACTTTTGGTCTTTAAAATTTAAAGTTATTAAAGCTCCTTTTGCGGAAGGAGTTTTTTTATTTTGTTTCATGATGTTTCCTCCTTTTCTTTAAATATGTAAGCTAATAAAATTAGCTAATTTTTATTGACATTTCTATCCAACTGTCTTATATTTATATACAGTTAAATAAGCCTAGAAAAACCCTAAAAATTAACATTCTTAGTTTGCCGACCTCGAATTCGTTTATTTTATTAGGTGTATTTCTTGTTGCTTGTTAGCTTATTAAATTAGCTTACGAGTTAAATATAAGACAATTGGATAGATTTGTCAACTACCTTTCTATCTTTTTGTATAAATTATTATCGTACGCTCTAGGAAGGTTGATTTGACATGCTTTTCGAAAGGGTTAAAGAGCTCTGTAAAAAAAGAGGTATTTCTATTTCTGAATTAGAAAATAGAATAGGATTTGGAAAAAACTCTATTTATAAATGGAAGACACAAAGTCCTAAAATAGAAACTTTGCAAAAAGTTGCTGACTACTTCCATGTATCAACAGATTATTTGCTAGGACGCACAGATGATCCTAACGCGGGAGTTGCACCAGAGGAAAGAAAACTAACCGTGGAAGAAGCTTTAGCATCTGTTATGAGTAGCGACGGAAAACCGCTCACCGATAATGATAGGGAAATACTATCAGCTATGATTGAAGCATATTTAGAGAAAAAAGATAACTAAATAAGTAGGTGAGTCATTTGGACAGTCAAATTGAAATGATAATTAATGAACTCGGCGTTAAGGTAGAAGAGCGTGAAAACCTTGATGCCGATGGCCATTATGTTGCTTGTATGAATACCATAGTAATAAAAGCTAATTTATCTAAGTATAGAAGACAAAGAACCTTATTACATGAATTAGGACACGCTTCTAAACATCATGATAATTATTTTTTATATAACTTAGCATTCTCTCTCCATTCAAAAATGGAATATGAGGCTGATCGCTTCATGATTGAAAAATTATTAGATAGATATATTGCAAAGTCTGAATTAGAACCACACAATATCAATTACATGAAATTTATAGAAGATAACAATTTAAGCGTTCGCTTCGAACCACTTGTGAAAGAATTATTAAAAGCTCGCATCTATTGTTATGCAGCTCTCTAAAATTTTTTAAGCAAAAAAGAACATACGTTCAAAAATAGAAAGGTGAACAAAAATGATATATACAGAATTCAAAGAATGGTTAGAAAAAAGCACAACCGGATACGAAACATTTATCATCAAAGCTACTAATTATCAAATTGAAAAAAACAAAAATAGACCCCAAAAAAAACGCTGGGATGATAAGAAAATAGATAAAGCTGTATTAGAAATGTGGAAACAAGTCGTGACTAACTTGTATCAAACAATTCGTAAAGAAAAAGGAGTTCCATTAATTAACGGGAAGGAAATATGGCTTGAATTTATAGAGGAACAAGGACTGATCGAATTTTTCAATGATAGCATGGCAGAATTAGAATTTGAATAGGGGTAATATTGATGGCAATGATAAAACAATATAAAAAGAAAAATGGCGAAAAAGCATGGTACTTTAAAACTTATCTCGGTATTGATCCGCTAACTGGAAAGAAAAAATATACTACTAAACGAGGATTTAGAACACAAAAAGAAGCAAAAACAGCACTTTCTAGGTTAGAACTAGAATTACAAAAAACAGGAATGCCCACAAGTACAAATACTACTTTCAAAGAAGCAGCAGAATTATGGCTAGAAAGCTACAAAAAAACTGTAAAAGAAAGTTCATATTCAAGGACTAAAATAATCTTTAATAAACATATATATCCCAAATTTGGAAATATTAAGCTTTCTAAAATTAATACGGCATATTGTCAAAAGGTAGTAAATGATTGGAGTGAAAAAGGAACTTCAAAGCAGTACCCTCTTTTCATAAACTATATGAATAAAGTTTTTAAGTATGCTATAAATATTGGTTTAACATCTGATAATCCAACATTAAATTTACTTATTCCAAAGCCACAAATTAAAACAGAAAAGAAATTAAAATTATATACAAAAGAACAGTTGGAATTATTTCTAAATGAAGTATCTCAAGAACAGAATCCATATTTTAAAAACAGAGACTATACGCTCTTTAGACTATTAGCATTCAGCGGATGTAGAATCGGCGAAATATTAGCACTCACTTGGGACAATATTAATTTTAAAACAAATGAAATGGCCATTAAAAAAACTGTAGCTCGTTCAGATAAATATTATATATCTGAAACTCCTAAAACCAAAAAATCAAATCGAATAATTTATTTAGATGAAAAAACTATAAAGCAACTAAAATTTTGGAAGCTCGAACAAAGAAAGTACTTATTTCAATTAGGATTTACTAAAGCTAATTATTTGTTTACCAATGACGAAAATAATTTCACAATTAATCAGTCAGTGGCAGAAAGATACAATATATATCGTGAGCGTGCCGGCTTACCTTATATCGGTCTGCATGGTTTTAGACATACACATGCATCAATGCTATATGAGGCAGGCGCAGATCACAAAGAAGTCCAAGAAAGAATGGGCCACGCAAATATAAAAACTACTATGGACACATATACACACATTACTAACAGCAAAAAAGAAGAAACAACACAAAAACTAACAAATTATATTAACTTCTAAGAAAGTATGGTCAAAAGTATGGTCAAAAAAAATCCCATAATTTACAAAAAAGCTCCATCCCTTGCTACACAAGAGATAGAGCAGTTTATTTATTAAGCTTCTTGAGCTACTGGATAAACAGACACTTCAATTATACTGTTTCCTGATAAGCTCTCAATTCTTCTGAACCCATGATGTTAGTGCTTTTCTTCTATTATTAAATATCTTGGAATTTTCTATTCTTTCTAAAAAGTATGGTCAAAGTATGGTCACTATTGATAGAATGTTAATAGTAGTAGAAAGCTGATATCTAGGAGGAACTAATGTGAGTAAACAATGTGCAAAGTGCGGAGGTAAAATTGGCTTAACTTCATATAAAATCAAAGATAAACAAATTGTTTGCGGCAATTGTATGAAAAAAGCTGGTTACGGTATGACTACTCCTTATAAAATAATAAGATCTTTGAATTTAGAAGATTTAGATAAGGATCCATCAGAAAAAAGAAAATTAAACATATCTGATCATACTGCACAAAACAATCATGATATAGGTAATGATAGAATGAGAACCACTGAAGAGATGGTAGAATTTTGTCTTAAATACGGCTACGGTAAAGGAATGACTAAAAAATGGACAACTCATCATTTTAACTTAATATCAGATCAACTTAACAGTGACGAATACGTAATCTTCTGCTTTGTAGGATTGCATAATTATATCTCATCAACTAAGCATGACAATAATTATGCATACGCATTAACTAATAAACGTTTAATTGTAGCTCAACAAAAAATGATAGGCAATAATGTACAAAGTATTATATTAGACAATTTAAATAATATTAGTAAAAAAAGAGGAGTGCTGTTGGGTACATTAACTATTGATACTCTTGGTAAAGTATTGAATGTTGCAGTTGATAAAGATACTGTTGATAGGATAAGTGATTCTTTAAACGAAATTATTTATAATTTAAAAAGAAGAAATATTTCTGCTACAAATTCCAATACATCAACAATTTCCTCAGCTTCAGAAATAAGAAAATATAAAGAACTATTGGATGATGGAATCATTACAGAAGAAGAATTTAATAAAAAGAAACAAGAATTATTAGATTTATAATATCTATCAAAGAAGATGGGCATTTAATTTAGCTCATCTTTTTCTATTTACAATACAAACATTTGTTCGTATACTCTTTTTGAGGTGAACTTTATATGTTAATGGAAGGAAAAACACAATTATGGTTTAAATTCGATCCTTCGAATAGATTTGTCAAAGATTTTTATAAGGTGTGGGATTCAGAAGTTTTCTTTTTAGCAATCGAAGATAGCTTATTAATCAATCTCTACTATTCTAATAAGAACTATTTCAAAATTCCTGCTGCGAAAACTAGAATGAAGAAGGGTGTATACTTTTTGTTTGATATCGTGACTGACGTGCCGGACGCACGTAGCGATCATCGGCGTTATGACTATATAAAGTATACTTTCGTTGATCCAGAAAGATACAAAGATTAAATAAAAAAATAACAAACAAACTCGCTTGAAATTCATTAGGTGAGTTTGTTTATTATTTTTTCTGCTTCTCGATTCATCAGCGCCATATCTGTTTTCGTAATGGTTTCATTAGGAATATAGTCAGCACATTTTCTTTTCTCTAACATTCTATACCCACTATTATGTATTCCTAAGGTATTCAATTCCTTAACTGTTGAAAACAAATTCCAAACGGTTTGGTGGCTTCCTTTTCCGCTACTTCCATTATAAATAATATCATAATTTTCTTTCAAATACTCATCAGATTTTTTAAAAGCACTGTAGTATGCTCTTGAAACAGCAGTTCTTCTATAAGATTCTTTAGAATTATATTTATCATCTGATTCAATTTGTTTGGAAATAGATAAATATTCATTAAAGTCAAACATTTTATTCCCCCAAAGTTGCTACTACAGATTTCCCCATATATTTATAGTCAGATAATACATTATCGAGAGTATCCAAAACATCGTAATCTGAGGAAAACAATTCAGATGTTGTTTTGATAACAAAGAAATACAAGTTTAAATCTTCATCATATTTTATATTGATTTCAGCTTTTCTTTTTAAAACCGTATTTATCACATCAAAAATTTTGCCATCATTACTTGAAATTGTGTTAATCTCATTTTTTGTAGTAATTACAAGTTGATTATCATTTTTAGTTTTCGGAGTAGAACTTGCATCCACAACAACTGGAGATGCTAGAATTACCGATGCGCAAGCAAAAATCGCAGCAAAATTTATTAAGCTACCACTCCGATGTGTATTTGATGGTACTATATCAAGCATCCGTATCGTCTCCTTAATTTTTTTCCACTGGTTTGTTGACCTTGATATCAAAGATTTGCCTTCCAATCTCAGTTCCATTAAATTTAACAACAGCATAATGCTCTCCTGCTTCTTCAACCAAGACATTTCTGGCGTTTATATTAAAGTTTATATCGTTAACTTGAGGAGGCAAGCTTACCGATACTTCACCCGTAGAAAAAATTTGTTTTTCATTCTTGTTTAAAACTTCAATTTCTACTATTTTTATCTTTTCTGTATCCTCTATCTCAGACACCACAGCTGTTACAGAAAATGATAAAGCAGTAGGAATTAAAGGCGCATTAATAGAAAGAGCTGGATTAATTACTTTATTAATAACATTAGTGCCAAATTGCTGACTTTCTACATCTTCTGAAATTATTAATTGTACTCTATAAGACATTGATTTCTCCTAATTTTTACATTTATTTAATAAATTTATGTTTCACTTTTGCTAGTCAATTTAGTTTAACAATAGTAACAAAGCTTTGTCAACGGAAATATTAGCTAATTTTGTAAGCATATTTATAAGTATATTTGTAAGCATATCTGACATTTAATCAGTAGTAAAAGTGCCTCTATATAAGGAACAAACTGTTTTTTTACTATCTAAATTCGTATACAGTTTTACTAACAAATTAGCTAACAATATTAGCAACTATATCAACAACTATATGTACTTCCCCTCAAAAATGATGTGCACCCCAAAAGTTAGACTAGAAATCTAATTAAAAGGGGTGCTTTTTTTGCGGAAATATACATTTGTTTTTAAGAAAAAAGTAGTTTCAGACTATTTAAATAACGAAGGCGGCTACAAATATCTTGCACATAAATATCAAATAAATCGTACACTGGTTAGACATTGGGTAAGGATTTATAACTATCATGGTTGGGAAGGCTTGGTTGGAGGTGGCAAAAGCTACACTACAAAATTTAAACTTGATGTTATAGAATATATGGAAACAAGGCTCTATAATTTCTAGGACTGATAGAAAATCATTCTATCGGTCCCTTTTGAGCATGAAAAAACAAAACATACAGAAGCTCCGTTAGAATTGAATCACCACAACACAATCAAAGGAGCGTTCTGTATGCCTGATCTTCATCATATCAAACTACTACTTGGAATCAAAGATAAAAACATTTTCATCACAAATGTGGAATCGAAGAGCATTAAGAATATCAAGAGTCTTGTTGTTTCTGCNACGTTAAGTAAAGAAATTCGTCGCTGTCCTTTGTGTAAACAGATGAATCATGAAGGCATGATCGTTAAGAACGGAAAGAAAAAATCGCTCATTCAACTTAATAAATGTGCGAACCAACTGACTTATCTTGCTTTAGCGAAACAACGCTACCACTGTCGTGGCTGCCACACCTATTTTACGGCGAATACCTACATTGTCGATAGAAACTGCTTTATCGCTAAACAAGTGCGCTATAAAATTTTAGAAGAGCTAACTGAAAAACAAGCAATGACGACAATTGCTAAGCATTGCGGCGTTTCTTGGTCGACCGTTTCTCGGACACTCGCTTCTCTGATCCCCATGACAAAAGTAAAAAGAAATTGGTTACCGCGTTGTTTATTAATGGATGAATTTCGTTCACTGAAAAATCAAGTCGGTCCCTACTCCTTTTCTTGTATGGATGGCGATACTGGAAAATTACTGGATATTCTTCCTTCACGGAAGAAAAAGGCTCTCGTTTCTTATTTTATGCAATTTGAACGACGCGCACGATTGAAGGTAAAGGTCATCGTGACGGACATGAATGTTTCTTATGCCTCTCTGATAAAGGAATGTTTTCCAAAGGCAAAACTCGTTGTGGATCGTTTTCACATTGTCAAACATCTCATTCGTAAATTTGAGGATATTCGCGTACGAATCATGAAAAGCTTTGATCGAAACGATCCAACACAAGCCAAATATTATCGACAATTAAAGGCGTTGTCTCGGCTTCTGATCAAACGACAGGACAAGCTTGTTTATGACAAATGGACCAAATGGCGCAATTTTGGTTGGGCGTATCTCACCGAAAGTGAAGTGGTGGATCGTCTGCTTTCGATCTCTGACGAATTACGAATCGCCTATTTTTACTATCAAGAAATTCTTCAAGCGTTTCACGACAAAGAGGCGGACACTTTCTTTAAACTTGTAAGAACGATGCCCAATTCCGTTCCAAAAGAACTGCATTCTATAAAAAAAGCTTTTATAAACTATGAATCCGGCATTCGTTTAGCCCTCGAATTGCCTTATTCAAATGCCAAAATAGAAAATCTGCATACCCACATCAAAGCATTGAAACGAGTCGCTTATGGCTTTCGAAGCTTTCGGAAAATGAAGACCAGAATTTTCTTACTAAATAATCTGATTACCTATGAATCAAAAAACATCTAAAGTAGAAAAGGAATTCTACCTTAGATGTTCTTATCTCACTCTATCAGTCCTATTTGACAAAGAGCCGGAAACAAATGGTCTTTCTATCCAAGAAACTGCTAAAAAATTTAATATCGGTTCAAATAGAACTCTAAGTAAATGGATAGAGCAATATGAAGAAGGCGGTGCTTCTTCACTTGAGAGCCAAAAAAGGGGCAGAAAAATTAGTATGAATTCCAAGCTAAACATTCCTAAAAAACTTAAAGATGAGTCTCTTGAAGAAGAAGTTATTCGTTTAAGAGCAGAGAACGCATATTTAAAAAAGTGGAATGGCAACACTTTTTTTGACAAAAATTATAAGGTGTTGTGAATGCTGCGGTGTTATGGCTACGATTGCCCTTGACAATGAGCATCCTCGGATCTGATTTTCTCCGGCAGAAGCACAATCATTCAATTACGCTGCCTCTCCAGAGGTATCAGATCCGCGCTCATTATCAAGGATTCGCTTCGCCAATCTCTGTTGTCGAATTTGGATCGGTGTTTCATACGCCAACGTGCCATGTAAGCGTAGATAGTTCCACCAATGCACATAATCAAACAATTCTAGACGTAGCTGTGCCAGTGTCTCAAATTGGTATTGATGCACGAATTCTACTTTGACAGATTTATAGGTTGATTCCACAACGGCATTATCATACGGACAACCCTTCCTACTCAATGAACGAGTAATTCCAAAACCATTCAGAATCTCATGAATGGTTTGGTTATCAAATTCCTTTCCCCGGTCTGTATGAAAAAGCTTGACGTCTGTTAAAGAATACGGTATCCGTCCAAAGGCTTCTTTTACCAATGAGGCATCTTTCTTCTCACCACAGGAATAACCAATAATTTCTCGATTAAACAAATCAAGTATTAAGCAGATATAATGCCACTTTTTCCCCACGCGAACATAAGTAAGATCCGTAACGATGGCTTCCAATGGCTGTTCTTGTGTAAAGGTCCGATCTAATACATTCGCTGTTTTCGCTTCATTACAAGCTGTTCGTTGCCCTTTAAAATGAGCGATCGTATAGGTAGATGTCAATCCGCGGCGTTTCATGATTCGACCGATTCGGCGCCGACTGAGTTGAAGCCCACGCTTTGCTAAACACTTCTTCAATTTTCGGGTACCGTAAGCCTTTCGGTTTCGCTTGATAATAGTAGGTCTGACGAGAAATATTTAGAATTTTGCACATCGCTGATATGGAATATTTATGCTTGTTGGCATCAATTACTTGTCTTTTCGTCCGAATATCAGCGCCGCTTGCTTTAAAATATCATTCTCCATTTCGAGTTGCTTATTTTTCTTTCTTAGTGCGATCAATTCTGCTTGTTCTGGTGTTAAGTTGTCTCTTTTTTTGAATGAGCCCGTTGATTGTGCTTGCTTCATCCATTTATCGAAAGAAGAAGGCGTAAGCTCATACTCTCGAATAATTTCTGCGCGAGGCTTACCAGCGAGATAGAGATTGACGATTTGTTGTTTGAATTCTTTTGAATAGGTTCTTCGTTGACGTCTTGACAT